AAACCGCAGGTTGCAGGTTCGAGTCTTGTCCGATGTGCTTTCTAGATAGGGTGGTTTGCTATGGCGCTTGAACCGTATTACCGAGATGGCGATGTGACTCTTTATCACGGCGATTGTCTAGAACATTCTAACGTGTGGACTTCTGCGGATGCGCTCATCACGGATCCTCCCTATGGTATTGCGCTACCCGTCAAGTCGGATAAGTACCACCATAACGGCTTCGGTAAGAAGCAACGGGGGGGGTTGTCGCGAACGACCAAAACCTTTATGTGCGAGATGCAGCTATTGCCGCCTGGCACGAAGAAAACACGCTCAAGAAACCTGTGGCAGTATTCGGAACATGGCGGCGTGAGAGACCACGCCAAACCAGGCACCGGCTTATCTGGCATAAAGACTCAAACATTTTAGGGCATCTACCCAATACCTTCACTCTCAAGGATGAAGAGATATACATCTGGGGTAAAGGCTGGTTGCGGGTAAGACCCGCGCAAGGATCAGTCATAACAACCACGGAGAACCGTACATCTTTGACGGGAAACATTGGGCATCCTACGCCGAAGCCTTTAGATTTGATGCGTACCATCATCGGCCGTATTGAGAACCAAGCAGCAATAATTGCTGATCCTTTCGCCGGTGCAGGTTCCACTCTGATAGCTGCATGGCAACTAAATCACCCGGCTATAGGTTTTGAGCTGGAGGAAGAATACTGCGAGCTGATAGCTCTTAGGCTTGAGCATTGGAAAATGTACGGCGGAGAGATCACGAGGAAGTATCGTCTGCATTATCAGCAGGTCGCCGCATGAGACGGAGGTGAGTCATGACCGATGGTCGCTTGGACTCGCGGCGTTACCGTGCGATGCGCAAAGCGTTTCGTGATGAATGCGAGGCGGTCGCTGCGTCATGTTGGTTATGTAACCAGCCGATCGATTATTCGATTCCGTGGAAAGATCCTTTGACCGGGCAAATCAATGATGATGCATTTGAGCTGGATCATCTTTATTCACGGTCGAAAAACCCGGAATTGACGTTAGATAAAGCTAATTTCCGACCTTCTCACCGGTCTTGTAATCGGGCTAAGTCTAATAAAATGCCTTCCGGTGGTTTGGGGTCTCTCACGCGGAAATGGTTCTATAGCTAGAGATAGTTTGACGGGAAATATTCTGAGTATTGTAAGGCTGGTTTGCCGGGTGGTAAGTCAGTGCTGGGGTAGGGGCGGTTCAAAAAGAATATTTCCCGGGCGTGTCCCCATCCTGGGGTGCAACTGTCCTCTCCCCCCGCCGCGTTACCGGGGGGTCGCGCACGTGCGCGTATTATACGCAGTTAATTACGGCTTGCAAGCCGTTTTAGCGGGTTTTGAGGGGATTTAGGGTGAAAAAATACGATTATTTAGCAAAAATGCCTCCTATGTGGCATGAGCGCCCGCGTGGAACCTCGAAAAAACGTGTATCCAGGACAGCTAACGCCGCCGATTCATTGGACGGGTTCGGACTTGGCTGTGAAATCGACGTTATTACGTTCGGACAGTTTTCGCTCATCGATGCTGTGGACGCGATTTTAGATATGACCGGCCCGGCAGACGTGGTGATCGCAACATGGGCTGCCGCTCAATTCGACATGTCGCAAATCCAGGCGCAGCTGACCGGGTACCGCATCACAAACCTTCAAATCATCCTAGATGCCTCAATGGTGAACCGGTACCCGGACTTTTGCGCAACTCTGGAAGAGCGATTCGGCAAAGACTGCTTGCGAACTACGCAGACGCACATGAAATTCGTGCTGATTCGCACTGAAAAATATAAGGTAGTCATTCGCACGTCGATGAACCTGAACTATAACCCGCGTCTGGAATACATTCAGGTAGCAGAAGATGCAGAACTCTATGATTTTTTCGCCGCTGTGGTGGAAGCGGTCTTCGAAGCAGAAAACCCGGGGCTGGAATCCCGCCGACAACTTGTGCCACAAGTACCAGGCGCAGCCGAAATCTCACCAACCATTCCCGTAGCAATGGGCGAACCTCCATCCCTGGGATACCCCCCTCGCCGGGGCATGAAACAGGCTAAAAAGTTGGGAGCCATCGAATATGTCGCAGGAAAAAACACTCGCTGAGACCCTGAAACTCGCTACACTACCCGCTGAAGTTGCTGCAGTACGTGAAGAACTCCTCAGCGCGCATTCAGAGGATATGCGCCCCCGGATTATCGGGGCAGAGTTCGACGCATACTGTACCGCTGTTACCCGGCTGCGGGATGCACAGGCACGCATCGCAGAAGAAAAACTGATCGTCCCGGACGCAAAAAATCAGCCGATTGTTCACCCTGCCTACGCGGTGGAACGCATGGCCTCCGATGATTTGCGCAAATGGGGCGATAAATTCAAACCGCGAGGTCGTCGGTAATGGACTCGCACCCACGGGAAAGCCTCTATGACATGGTTCAAGAGTCCATAGAGTATGCCCAAGAAACCGGGACTATCAAAAAGCAAGATGCAGCAGCGATCGCTCTTGCCCTTGATTATGCCCGGCTTGTGGACGACGCTTACGACGAATCTCAGCGTGCCTATGACCTGTCATATTTTACGAAAGCGGTCGCCATTAGCGGCCCGAACCTAGCGCGCATCCTCGAATCCTTGGGCTTGACCCCGAAAGCACGCGGGGAACTCACCGCGAAGCTGGAGGGAGAAGCTGATGAACTCGAAGCTCTCCGCGCTCGTCGAGGATTCAAAGCTGCAAGGTAAGACCGAACCGCGGCTGTGGACGCGACCTCTCCGGGCACTAACCCCAGAAACCTCCCTCGGTTTCGAGTGCATTGAATTCTCAGAAAAAATCCTGGGTCGGCCCCTGCATCCGTGGCAGAAATGGTTCCTCATTCATTCAATGGAGCTGAAACCAGGCTCGTACACCTCAGATGAGTACCCGGAATTCAGGTTCAAAACCGTTATTCTGCTGGTGGCACGCCAAAACGGGAAATCCTACATCATGAGCACAAGAATGCTCTGGAGAATGTTCCTGTGGACAGGCAAAGAAGTGAATCCGCCGCTTATCATGGGCACCGCTCATAAGCTCGGACTCGCTGAGGAAATTCTCGACCTGTCGTATAAAGCGATCCAAGCCTCCCGGCACTTGAATAAGCATTTGGGGCGCCGATCGAATGTAAACGGTGATAAGCATTTCGCGCTCAAGAACGGTGCCCGTTACCGGTGCTCGGCCGCCTCCGATGACGGCGGCCGCGGATTCTCCGTGACTGATCTTGCCTTCGACGAACTTAGGCAGCAGCGTGATTGGGAAGCATGGTCGGCTATGCTTTCCACCACGAACGCTGTTTTCTCATCTCAGGTCATCGCAGTCTCAAACGCCGGTGAAGCGAAATCCGATGTTCTACGTTCGCTCAGGAACAAAGCTCTCACCGAGCTTGAAGGCTGGAAGAGAGCACAGGGAACCGGAGACGAATACGCCCCGGAAGACCCTACATTGGGGCTTTTCGAGTATTCCGCCGAAGATGAATGCGACATTTGGGATCGTGAAGGATGGGCACAATCAAACCCATCGCTCGGATATGAACACGGGCCTTCAGAGGAAACCCTCGCATCGCTCGCCTCGCTGGTAGGTGAACCGGGCGCGGGCATGCCAGAACACAAATTTCGCACGGAAAACCTCTGCCAGTGGGTGCAAATCGCCAAAGACGGCCTTTTCAAGGTCGAAGATGTGGAGGCGTGTACCGAGGAAGGATCGGAAATCGCGCCGGATTCCCCGCTCTATATCGCAGTCGATACGTCGAAAGATCGCGGGATGACCTATATTGCGGTCGCTGGATGGAGGCAAGACGGCCTGCCCCATGTGGAAGTTATTACCAAACGCGCCTATACAGAGTGGGTCGCTGAATTTCTGGCTGAAAAACTCACGTTCACGCCGGAAGCGGTCATCTTCCAGGGGCGCGGTGCCCCCGCCTCCACGCTCATTGATTTTGTGGAGAAAAAGGGGGTTGAGGTAACACGGTGCGAAGGAACCAACTTACCGAATGCTTGCGGGCAATTCTATGACCGGGTAATCGGACACAGCATCCGATGGGGCAATCAACCAGACCTGTTGTTAGCCCTCGCTGAAACACAAATTAAGACGATGGGCGACTCATGGGTTTTCAACCGCGATAAATCACCTGTCGATATAGCCCCGCTCTGTGCCGTAATGCTTGCCCTATGGGGTTTAGCAAATGGTGTGAAACAAGAGACGAAAACATCTGCATATGCGGATGACGCATATACCGAATGGTGGAGGTGAAGCGCATGGCGAAATTGAGTATTGGTCGCATCATTACAGACGCGATCGTGAACCGTACTACCCGCGCCGCTGGTACCTTCGAGAACCGTCCAGTTGATATTTTCGTGAACTCCAGCGGTAACGCGGGCGGTGGGCAGTCGCCGGAAAATATGACGCTCGCCGCTCTATACCGGTATCAGCCGTATTTGCGGATGGCCGTTGATTTCTACGCCCGCCATATCGCACAGCTGGCAGTGCATAGTTTCGCACGAGATGGTGAGAATCGCGAACGCGAATATGATTCAGCAGCGTACCGGCTATTGGCGAATAAACCTAACCATTATATGACCGGGTATGAACTGATTTATGACTTGACCGCAAACCTTGCCTTGTATAACCGAGCGTACTGGTTTGTTCTGCCAGGTGATGACGGCGAGCTGCAGATTCACCCGTTCCCGACCTCATGGGTGACACCATCCTATAGCGGCTACGCCGCCGTGTCGCACTACGAGATCAAAGTTCCTACCGAGGAACATATCGTGACTGTAGATGCAGATAAGTGTATTCCGTTTGAGGGGTGGACCCCGGAACCTGGTACGTCATCCTCGCTGGTAGAGACGATCAAGCTCATTCTGGAAGAAAACCACCATTCACGCAAATACCGTGTGCAGTTTTGGCGTAAATCCGGGCGGGTGGGTACCTATCTGACACGACCAGCGAACGCCCCAGCGTGGGATAATACAGCCCGCAAACGCTTCTATGCGATGTTCCAGGAATTCACCGGGAACAACGGCGCGAGAGCTGGTTCTACGCCCATGCTAGAAGACGGTATGGAGCTGAAAACGAACTATTTCAAATCCTCTGAAGAACAGTGGGCTGAATCGATCAAATTGTCTCTCCAGACGGTCGCACAGGTGTACCAAATTCCCCCGGCCATGCTGGGAGACACCACCGCAACCAGCTATGCGTCGATGCGCGAGTACAACAAGAGCTTGTACTCGAACACACTCGGCCCGCTCGTGCGTTTTATCGAAGCTCGATTGAACGCTTTTGTGCTACCCATGCTGAACGTTGATGAAAATGTTTTCGTGGAATTCAACGTGCAAGAAAAGCTACGCGGCTCTTTCGAAGAGCAAGCATCTATTCTATCCACCTCAACCGGGGCACCCTGGCTCACTAGAAATGAAGCACGAAAAATCCAGAATCTGCCCCCGGTTGAAGGTGGGGACGAGCTGATAACACCACTGAATGTTACTGCAGGCGGTCAAGCATCCCCCCAAGATGGCGGGGTTGCGAACCAAGGCGGGGGAGACCCCACCAAGACGCACAAGATCATTCAAAAACACCTGGAAAGGATAGAACGCATCATTCCCTCAAAGGGTATGAACCGCCCCCGATTCGAGCGGGAACTCACCGCTGATCTGCGCGGGTGCGTGAACGATCCGCCCGGGTTGGCCGCGAAGGTGCACAACATTATCGAAACGATGGATAAACCCCCGTATGCCGCGGGGGTTTTCGCACACCTGAAGGAAGGTGAAGCTCATGGCGATTCGGCATAAAGCTACCGGTGTGGTGTACCTGAAAGCCCAAGAAGACGGCGAAGGAACTACCGCAGGAATTTTCGAGGGGTACGCCTCTAAATTCGGGAATGTGGACTCCCAGGGCGAGATTGTCATGCCCGGCGCGTTCACGGAGACCTTGAAATCTTTCGGTGAAGGCGGCGCGGGCATCCCCTGCTACTGGGGGCATCGCATGGATGACCCCGAAATGTGTATCGGAGTCACCACCGCCGCCGTCGAAGACAAAGAAGGACTAAAAGTTACCGTCCAGCTGGATTTGGAAAGCCCCAAAGGCAAAAAAGCCTATGAGCTGATCCGTAACGGCATCGTGCGAGAAATGTCCTTTGGCTTCAGCATCGAAGACTGGAGCATGTCGGAGACCGAAAAGAACGCCTGGGGAGAACCAGCCCTAGAAATCAATCAAGTCAAACTTTTTGAAGTGTCGCTCGTACAGGTCGGCGCTAACTCAGAGACGGAGATAACGGACGTGAAACACGCCAAACCCGATGTCAAAGAACTAGATGAAAACCAGGCACCCGCCGCCCCCGCATCCACTGATGACGGGGGCGGTGCTGGTTTAACGCTCGATGAAGCGGCACTGAAAAAACTTCAAGAAGCCTTGAAGACCATTCAAGACGTTATCGACGAAGCATCCGACGGTAGCGATGAGGAGCACGAGGACACGGACAAACCTCAGGACTCGGAAACGGGCAAGGGCAAGGATCCGGCCGGTGCCAAATCGTGCACGCTTTCGGTCGCGCAGATAGCCGAATACAAGCAATTTTTCACAGAGAAAGGCACCGCTGATGAAGCTTAAAGAACGCCTAGCCGCCGTTAGCGCGGAAGCACAGGAAATTATCACCCTTGCTGAGAAGGGGCACCCTCTCACGGAGGCAGACACGAAGCGTCTGAATGACCTCCGTGAAGAGGCAACCGGTCTGCGAGCACGTATCGAAGCTGTCGAAGGGGCCGGAGATTTCTTTAAATCTCTTGGCAATCCCGCCGCTGGTGCACAGGAACAGGAGAAGCAGGTCGGGGTTCCGGCTGCGAAGAGCCTCGGTGAGATCGCGGTGAAGAATTTCACCGAAACCGGTGTGCTCACCAATATTTCTGAGCACCGCAAGGCAAACTCCGATTTCATGTTCAAGCAGGGAGAAGGCCCTGTCGTATCTGGTCCCGGTAAGACCGTTACCACTACCAACGTGGTAGGTACCGCATCTAGCCTGTTGCTGCCTGACATTGACAAGGACATCGTCAAGCAGCACCTTCAGCGCCCAACCATCGCTAACTGGCTGGGATCCGGCACCATTACCGGCAACGCGATCACCTACTTTCTAGAAAAAGCCTGGGAGAACTCAACTCACGGATCCCCGGCAATGGTCGGTCAGAACGAGAAAAAGTCCGGTGTTACGCCCCCGGATTATGAGCAGAAGACCGTGCACCTGAAAAAGCTCGCCGGTTGGTTGTCTCTCACTGATGAGATGGCCGAAGACGCTGACTTCTTAGTTTCCGAGATCAATAACCGTCTGCTGGTTCAGCTGGCGTTGGCTGAGGAAGCTCAGCTTCTCAACGGCACCGGATCCGGGAACCAGATTGAGGGTCTTCTGACGAACTCCGGTCTTCTCACTGAGACCTCCGCGAAGGCTGAGGATAACCTAGACGCGATTTATCGTGCACAGAACCAGGTTTTCCTAGCAACCGGTCTGAAGGTGGACGGTCTGGTGATTAACCCTGCTGATTACCAGAAGCTCCGTTTAACAAAGGACTCAAACGGGCAGTACTTCGCCGGTGGTCCTTTCACCGGGCCGTATGGCGTTGGCGGTGTTCTCACCGACCCGCCCGTGTGGGGTATTAACGTCATTCAGACAACCGCGATTCCCGCCGGTACCGCCCTCGTGGGGGCAGGCAAGCAAGCCGCAACCGTATACCGCAAGGGATCGCTGCGTGTGGAGGTCTCGAACAACGTGAACGATGATTTCCTCTACAACCGTTTTGTGGTGCTCGCTGAGGAACGTCTCGCGTTGGCTACTCGCATGCCGAAGGGCTTCGCGAAGGTCTCCCTCAAGTAGGAGCGATAGGAGGCTAGGATGCGTTATCCAGCCTTGAACACCGGGGCGGTCTCACCACAGGAGGCAGCACAAAACGCCATCCGTGCATATTGCGGATGGCATATCGCCCCGATTGTGGTTGAGACGCTAACCCTGGACGGCGACGGCTCGCACCGGCTCGCGTTGCCGTCAAATATGGTGCACGAGGTGCAGTCTCTCAGCGTGGACGGTGTGTCGGTGACGGATTTTTGGTTCTCACAGGATGGGTGGCTGCATCTCAACGAACCGCAGGTATTCCCTGCTCGCCCCGGATCAGTGAAAGTCACTCTCAAACATGGGCACGAATACGTTCCTGAGGTGACACAAGTGCTCAATTCATTTGCGCAGCGGATGGCTCTAGCCCCAGCTGGGAACATCACCTCCCAGCGCGCCGGGACGCAATACGTGTCCTTTGGTACGCGGGACGGTGAAGTTACCGGTGGCAGCCTATTGAGCACCGAGAAGGAGCTTTTAGCCCCTTACCGACTCTGGAGTACACCGTGTTAGGGCTACCACGGGCAGCTGGTGAAGTGACACGGATTATCCGCGGCGAAACTAGCACAGATGATGACGGTTTTCAGACACCGGCTGAGACGCAGGAGACCTTGTACGGCTTCCTAGACATTCCGACAGTCTCGGAGCCATCGCATGGAGCCGCTGAGGTGGATGTTGCCGAAGCGACCCTGTACTTGCAGCCCGGGACGACCGTTGATGCGAAAGATCTTTTTCTCATCGATGGAACACGTTTTGAGGTAGTGGGAATCGCGCCGGTGAACCGCAATGTTTTCACCGGCGCGATCTTCTACACCGAAGTGCGTGTACGCAGATGGAGGGCATGAGGTGGGAAAGAAAAATTTCAAGCTCAACAAAGAAGGTTTTCGACAAATCCGCCAATCCCCACAAGTACGCGCCGATCTGAAACGTCGCGCCGATAATTTGGCACAGGCAGCAGGTGGGCAAGACATGGGATATAAAGTCACGATGCTTGCGTTAGAAGATCCTCGCGGAGCTGTTTCCGTCATGGCGACCGGGCATGCCGCTAGGCATAACCGCAAACATAACACGCTGATTCGGAAGATGGACGCGGCCCGTGACTGAGCGTTTTGAATTTCCGAATCCTGTCACCATCATTTACCGGCATCTGGTGAAGAAGCTGAAAATAACGGTCGCTCGCGATGAGGTGCCTGCTGGGTACACGGGGCAAACCCCACTTGTTCTTATTACGAACGGCGGCGGGTGGAAGGTGCACACGTACCAGCTGATGACCGGTCGCATTTCTTTTGAGGTGAGACACCCGAACGCGGCGAAAGCTGATGAGCTTGCCCGGCAGATCTGGGAGTATACCCGCGCTCTTGCTGATGAAATCCCAGAGGTCTACCTGCCTGCAGGTGTTCCGTTTCCGCAATATTTCCCGTCGGATGACCCGAGGTCTCCGGCCTATGTCTGGACTGCACAGATGACAGTCAAATCAAACAAGCCCGCATAACGCGGGCTTTTTCTATAAGGGAGGTGAGTCATGGCCGAAGCACGTACATTCGACATTTTTGTTTCGAAGCCTGACACCATCACCGGCGGCATTTTGACCGCGCCGCTGGGAACAGTAATCGAAAAAGACCCGTCTAAGAAGCTCGATAAAAAGTTTCTAACTTTTGGTCTGATTTCGGAAGACGGTGTTTCTCTATCGGAGGATGCATCCGATGATGACGTGAAGGTTTGGGGCGGTGTTAAGGTTCGCACCGTGCGTTCGGATTATTCCGCGTCCCTGTCGTTCACAGTACATTCGACCTCTGATCTTGAGGTACTGAAAATCCTCTTCGGTGAAGGCAACGTCAAGAAGGAAGGTCAAATCATCTCAATTACGCACAATGCCGATATGGCACCGGTGCGTATTTTCACGGTTGAGACGAAGGATCCGTCGAACGGCATGAAGCGCCGTTATGTTGTTCCTCGCGGTCAGCTCACCATTTCCGGCGACCGGTCGCTGAATCACTCTTCAGCTGATGCTCTTGAGGTCAAAATCGAGTGCCTGGCAGACCCGGAAACCGGCGAATGCTACACCGAACATACCTGGATGCCCACCGCTGCGGCTGGTACACCGGTCGCTGCTGTTCCTGGTGGCTAAATCTCAACATAGTTTTGCCGTTTAGGCGGCTTATGAATCCCCCCGGGTCGAAATGTCTGACTCCGCATCTCACCCGGGGGTAACCCTTATTTACGGAGTCAAACCTACCTATTTGAGGAGTCAAACATCATGGCAGCAACCACCCCGAAGAGTAAGAAGCACGTACGCCGCTCTGCGAAGAAGTACCGCATGACAACCTTCGAATCAACCATTTTCGAGGGCGAATTCACGCTTCCAGACATCAAGCAAGCACCAATGAAAATTATGAACGCGCTAAACACCGGCAACATGGCGGTACTGCATGAATGGCTTAAAGCTACCGGAGTCTCAGAAGAAGACATGGAAGCGGTCTTCGAACTAGACGGTGAAGAGTTCAAAACTTTCACCGAGGAATGGTCTGACAGCTTCTTGGGAAAATCCTCGAAGTAATCGGCCTTTTCCGTGAGCATGAATCCGCGGTTCGTACGCGGTTGCTCCAGGTCGGTTTGGATTGGGATAAACCCCGTACGGGTACCTCAAATTGGGCGAATATTGTCGCTGCAATTGAGACTGATCCGCTCGGCGGGGTTATCCACCGTGCCACAGACCCGGATAACTGGCACTGGTATGTGCCCGGTGTGGATGAATCCCGCCGGGTTGCTGAGCTTCTTATCGTTGCGAACCTGCAACGTGCCGGAGATAAGGCTAGGTCGAAGCTGCAAAGTTTTAAACCGGCTAAACGGCCGTGGGATGAGCAGCCGAAGAAGCTCACGATGGCAAAAATGACACCTGAGGAATTCGAGGCAGAACTTTTAGAGCGCCGCGAATCCTAACTAACAGCATAGAGAGATGGAGAGTGATCTCAGTGGCAGCAGTAGAATTGGCGACCGGGTATGTCACTCTTACCGCTGAGACCTCCCATCTGTCTAAGCAAATAGCTTCTGCGTTTTCTGGGGCACAGTCGATCGGGGCTAAAGCCGGGCGGCAAATGGGCGAGGCTATGGCGAAATCTTTCAACGATTCGAAGCCTGCCGATTTAAGCGATCTTGAGAAGAAGGTTTCTGACGCTGAAAACCGAATGACTCAGATTGTCGAGGTTTCGGCGCGGAAACGTAAAGCGGCAGCTGATGCTATCGCTGCGGCGCAGACACGGCTGAGTGCAGCAACCGAAGCGCACGCTGCGAAGGTGAAGCTGGTTGAGGCTGCCGAAGCGAACCTGCAGGCAGTGCGTACGAACGAGAATGCTACCTCTGCGCAGATTCTCGCCGCTGAGTCTAAACTATCTTCGGCTCGGTCTGCTGCTACGAATGCGGCCGCGTCGGTTCAGAGCGCGGAAGCACGAGTTACCTCTGCTCGTGAGAAGTATGTGAACGTTTCACGTACGGCAACCACGCAGATAGCCTCGCATGCAGACGCACTCAAGAGCGCCAAAAAGTCCCTGGACGAGGCGAAAAAAGCGAATGACGAACTCGGTGATTCCGCCGCTAAAAGCGGGAGCGTATTCGGAAGGATCGCAGGCACTTTCCGTAAAGGGTTCGCCTCGCTACCAACGATTGCCCGGAAGGGTTTCCGGGAGTCGTTCGCCTCTGCTGATGATGAGGCTGAGAAATCCGCGAAGTCGTCTTCAAATATTTTTGCCTCCACTTTCAAGAAAGCGCTTCTTGCAGGCGGCGGTCTGTTCGCGGGGGCGAAGCTCTTCTCGTTTGGTAAAGATGCGATTAGCGATGCGGGCGATTTAGAACAGTCGATCGGCGCGGTTGATTCGGTATTCAAAAGTTCTGCGGAGCAGGTACACCAATGGGCACAGGTATCAGCAACATCGCTCGGCATCAGCGAAAACGCTTATAACGAACTAGCTTCGGTGCTTGGTGCTTCACTCAAGAACGGTGGAACTAGCGTTGATGAGCTGGCAGGAAAAACAAACGACTTAATCGCACTCGGTGCTGATCTCGCGTCAATGTACGGGGGCAGCACAAAGGAAGCAATCGAGGCGATTAGCGCGGCGCTTCGTGGCGAGACAGACCCAATCGAGCGCTATGGTATTTCGATTAACGATGCGGCGCTCTCTGCTCGTGCTTTGGAGCTGGGGATTCACAAGACCGGCGGTGCGTTCACGACGCAGCAGAAGCAACTTCTCACGCAAAAACTATTGTTTGAGCAATCCACAGATGCACAGGGAAATTTTAACCGAGAATCTGATACCTATGCGCATAAGGTTCAGGTGGCACAGGCTTCATGGGAGAATTTCCGCGCCGAGTTAGGATCCGCTGTTCTGCCTGCAATTACTAGCGTCATGGACGTGCTGGCAAAGTTCTTACAGCCCATCCTTACGGAGGTTACCGGCGGAGTCAGAGCCTTTGTCGCCTCATGGAACAACCTTGATGGTGATGTTACTTCCTCTGGTTTTGCTGGTTTTATGGAGGTCGTCGCGTTCGCGCTACGGTCTGTATGGGAAGCTATCAAGAAGTTCTTTCTGGAGCTGATTCTTCCTGTTTTGCGGGAGCAGGTACTCCCGTTTCTAGTGAGCGCGCTTTATAGTGTGCAGGAATTCTTCGAGGGGCTGTCCGGGATTACGGACGGCTCTGATTCGTATAGCGGTCTGTCTCATTTTTTCTACGAGCTGGGCACTGCTATTCGGGGTTTCGTAGGATTCCTCGCGGGGACATCTAATATTTGGCTGCCGATTACAGCGGGTCTCGCGGCCGCCATTGCCACCATCAAAGCGTATATGGCCTATGTGCGTATTTCAACGGCCATCACCACTGCCTGGAGCATCGCAACTGGTGTTCAGGAAGGCGCGCTTTGGGGTCTGACTGTTTCTGAATGGGGAGTTATCGCCCCTATTGCTCTGGTTGTCGCCGGTATCGCTCTCATTATTGGCGCGTTCATTCTGGCTTATAACCAGATTGGCTGGTTCCGCGATTTTGTGGATTCCGTATTCGCAGCCATTCAGGCGGCCATCGGCGCGGTCGTGGAATGGTTTCAGAATGAGGTTGCGCCGCTTATCGGCGCAGTCATTGGCGCGATCGGCGATTTCTTCGTGCAGATGTACCAGAGTTACATCAAACCGGCCTGGGATTGGATTGTACAGGCAATTTCAGATGCGATCGGCTGGATTAGCGAAAATGTTGTTCCAGTATTCACCGCGATCGGAGAAGGAATTTCCGCAGCGTTCGGCTGGATTGTCGATAACGTTGTGCCCGCATTCGTGGCCGGTTTCCAGCTCTTCATCAACGACGTAAAGTTCGTTTTTGACGGCATCGTGCGGGCTGTGCAGCAGATAGGCCCGGCGTTCACGTGGCTGTACGAGACCATTGTGAAGCCGGTGTTCACGTGGATTATTGATACTGTCGCTGCTGCTGTGGATTGGTTTTCTCAGAATGTTGCCCCGGCTCTACAAGCAGCGTTTGGCGGCGTTCTTGAGTGGTGGAACTCTACCTTTGGCCCCGCCTGGGATGCGACTGTCAAGGGATTCGGCGAAGTTTTCGGGTGGGTTTACGAGAACTTGATTAAGCCGGTTTGGGATTGGCTGTCTCAGACCATCACCGGTTTCGTGAACTGGTTCCAGAACGATTTCTTGAAGTGGAACGAGAACGCGCTGAATGAGTACGGCAATCATTTCACGTGGCTGTACGAGAACGTGGTGAAGCCGGTCTTTGGGTTCATCCAATCCGTTGTCAGTGCTTTTGTGGACTGGTGGAATACCTCGTTTATGCCGCCAGTGCAGGCTGGATTGCAGGTTCTCGGTGACATTTTCATGTGGCTGTACGAGAACGTGGTGAAGCCGATCTGGACCGGTATTATGATCGCCATTACCGTTGTGGCTGCTGTCATTTACACGATCATTCAAGGGCTTATCTGGTTATTCCAGAATGTTCTTGCGCCGGTGTTCACGTGGCTGTACGAGACCATCGTGATACCAATCTGGAACGGTATTCAAACCGTAATCCAGGTGGTTGTGGATATTGTCACAGGCATTATCAACGGGTTCATCTGGTTATTCCAGAATGTTCTTGCGCCGGTGTTCACGTGGCTGTACGAGACCATTATCAAGCCGATTTGGGACGGCATACAGGCCGCTATCCAATTCGTCATCGATGTCATCAAACTTGAGATCGACGGCTGGATAGCGATATTCCAGAATGTTCTTGCGCCGGTGTTCACGTGGCTGTACGAGACCATTATCAAGCCGATTTGGGACGGCATACAGACCGCTATCCAGATTGCTGTAAGTATCATCACGGGCATTATTAACGCCCTAACGTGGATGTTCCAGAACATTTTCGCGCCGATGTTCACATGGCTGTACGACACGATTATCAAGCCGGTCTGGGATTTGATTCAGGCTGCTATCAAGGCTGTCTGGGACTGGATGCAAAACATCTTATTCCCTGGAATCCAGGCAGTTTTGAATGCTATAGGTCAGGTCTTCCAGTGGTTGTATGACGTGTTCATCAAGCCGGTCTGGGATTTGATTCAGGCTGCTATCAAGGCTGTCTGGGACTGGATGTCTAATACTCTGATCCCCGGTGTGAAGGCTGTGCTGGATACACTCGGTGGAGCTTTCCAGTGGGTCTACGACACGATTATCAAGCCGGTCTGGGACGGAATTCAGAACACAATCAAAACGGTCTGGGACTTCGTACATGACAAGGTTCTCGACCCGATGATTAACTTCTTGAAGGACACCTTCACGAAGGCTTGGGAATCCACAGCAGACGGAATCGGCAAAATCTGGGAAGGCCTCAAAAAACTTGTGGCTGCCCCGATTAAATTTGTGGTTGGAACCGTCATTAACGACACCTTTATCGAGGGCTATAACAAGCTTAACGATTTCTGGGGTGGCGGCGACCTGTCAAAGATCGATATTTCCGGTCTGAATGGTTACGCTACCGGTGGTTACACCGGTCGAGGTAATAAGTATGACGTTGCTGGCGTGGTGCACGCAGACGAATACGTGATTCGGAAGGAATCGCGGAAGAAGTTTGAACGTGACAACCCCGGAGCGTTGGATCAGATCAACCGGACTGGTTCGATTGACGGTGTGGGGGCGGCCGCTGGTTGCCCACATTGCGGAGGACACCACAAAGACGGTGCCGGTGCCGGGCACGAAACGACGGCTCCGACTTCGGGACCGCCCCCTGCAGGTCCACACGGTGGTATCTGGGGCGGGTTCCAAGCGCAGCTTTCCAAGGCGGGACACATCTATATCCCTAAAAAAAGTTTTATGGGTGTGAATACCGAGGATGTAGCGCACGCTTGGACGGGTCGTTCTGCTCTGGATGTTCGAGTTGGTAAAGGTAGTCCTGGAATCGAGTTCCGTACCGGTGGTGCTGGCACTTGGGGTTTCACGCAGGGAAACACAATCTGGATGCAGAACACAGTTCCGCAAGATTACCGCCGAGCTGTACTCATCCACGAGCTGGGGCATGCTTTATCGCTGTATCACACGATGAATACCGGTTCGATTATGCACCCGGTGATGAAGGGGCCGAAATGGCCTTCGGCTCTGGACTATGGGGCTTTAGCGCGTACCTGGGGTAACCCTGGGGAAGGTGTGAAAACCTATAGCGATCCCGGCGGCGGCAACTCCGTGCTGGGGTGGATTGCTGAGAAAATCACCTCGCCGTTCAAGATTGCGTTGCAGAAAGCACGTGAAGCATTCGGTGGGAACGGCTTCGTGGATATGCCGATCGGGTCCGCGCAAAAGCTCCTGGATGGGTTTGTTGATTGGGCTGCAGGTCGCGAGCAGGCATCGAATGTTGCTGGATCCGGGGGTGCAGCTTGGGAAGGCACTGTTCGGGACGCGCTAGGGCGCGCCGGACTACCAACCTCAGCTGCCTACGTGAATGCGTGGATTCGACAGATTGATTCTGAATCTGGTGGTAACCCGAATGCCCGGCAGAAGGTGCAGGATGTTAATTCCCGGTCTGGGAATGCCGCTATCGGCCTGGTGCAGGTTACCCCGTCCACATTTGCGCATTATCGGGACACAAAACTATCTGGTGATCCGTACGAGCCGTTGTCGAACCTCACAGCTGGCATGCGGTACGCCAAGGCTCGGTACGGTGTCGAGGGGATGCTCGATGTTATCGGTCACGGTCACGGTTATGCGGCTGGTGGCCTGGTAAGCCCTTCGAACACGTTTGCTCGCAATTTTGCGCAAACATTCGGAACTGTCACCCCGTCGCTGTATGACCGTGGAGGCCTGATTCATGAAGGCTTGCAGTTTATCGATCATCAGCGGCGAACACCGGATTATGTGCTTACCTCCGCCCAATGGGAAAAGATGTTTGAGCTGGCAGCCCATGTCGAAAAGACAGAGGGTGCCCGCGCCGGCATCACGATTGGGACGGTGCACGGGCATTCCGCGGAAGAAGTCGCGGCGGAGATTGAGAAGATGCGCCGTCGGAAGGAGGCTTTAGAGTATGTCTAACCGACCGCCTAATGTCTTGTTGCACCCGGCAGACGGGAGCGATCCGCTTCACCTGTCTTCGGACGGCGAAGGTCGCATCACTCTAAAACAAGGGATTGAGGGGCTAGGTGTCGCACCGGTTGAGAACAATATCGTTGCTCGACCGGTGGGGCACGGTTCCCTGGTGAAATCGACGCATCTGAAAGACCGCGAAGTTTTCCTGCCTCTGCAATTATGGGGAAAAACGCAGGATGACGTGCTGAAACTGTGGGATCGAATTGTAAAAGTTGTTTCTCCACTTCGAGGCGGCGCAGTCCTGGAGGTCTTTCGAGACGGAGACGAACCGCGTTATCTGGACGTTCTCTATAAATCAGGTTTGGAAGGTAACTTCGGGGAAACCTACCGTAAAACCTGGTTTAACGTCGGATTGACGCTGAGTGCTCCGTCTGCGTTCTGGTATGCCCGTGAGGTCGCTCTGTCCTGGCAGACGAAGCATGAAGGAAAAATCTTCATCTCCGGTGGCGCACAAAAGAATACGCATAAGTTTTTCCCGATTATTCTCGCCCCGTCTGCGGTGGCAGAAGTTCGGGATATTATCGTCGATTCTGACGCTGAGGTGCAGCCAATCTGGAACATTACCGGGCCGGTCAAGGATGTCACGATCGAAAACGTCAGTACCGGCGCTAAATTCCGCATACTAGGCACTCTCAACCCTGGAGAAACTATCACGGTAGATACACGGACGCTCGACATTTACGATGCGACTCACCATAACGGCGAGCTGCACGATCGGGTCTCCGACGAATCAGTGTTTTTCACGCTCCCAGCGGGGCGTTCCCAGGTGAAAGTGACAGGCACCGGAATGACAGACAAATCGTCTATCCGTCTCCAGTACCGGCCGTTATTTTTGAAAGGTCTGTAAATGCTCGCAATTACCCTGCGTGATGAAGCTATGCAGTGGCGCGGTCAAATCTATGCAACAAAAGTTCAGGCTGTGCTCAAGCCCAACACACCGGATACGTTTGTTGTGGATGTTGCCCCAGATTCTCTAGAGATGATGGCGCGTCTGCGCCCCGGCTGGGGTCTTATCATCCGAGATGGTGACACCGTGATTTCGGGAGATATTACCGAGCTACGGCAAACCGCGAAGGATCACGGGATCACCTATGAGATTAGCGGCGTGGGAGATTTGCACCACCTGGCAGATAGGATCACCTACCCGGATCCTGTACACAGCGAGGCGGAGCAAAGCACCGCAACATGGAAGGGCGAAGGCCCGGCGGAGACCGTGATTAAAGACTTAGTGTCTCTCAACGCGGGGGAGCGTGCTCTGCCAGAACGCCGTGTTCGCGGGCTGATCGTAGAGACCTCGGCAGGGCGCGGCGAAATCGTCAAAACGGAGGTTCGCCTTAAAAGCCTTCTGGAGACCGCAGCGAATCTAGCCCGTGAAGGTCGCCTGCTCATGCAGACGCACCCGATCCGCGGCGGTGTGAGATTCACAGTTGAACCAGTTCGCGATCTGTCAAAACGTGTGCGTTTAACCTCGATTGCTGGTGAGGTAACCGGATGGGAGCTATCCGACCATGTCGGCACCGTGAACACGGTCATAGTTGGAGGTCAAGGAACCGGGGCTGATCGTACACTAGTAGCCCGCACCCGGTCGGATGAATGGCACCGGCGCATCGAAATTTTCAAAGATCGCCGTGACACCGACGAAGCAGGCGCGCTGGAGAAAGCCGCCGCTGAAGAGCTGGATAAAGGCGAGGCGGAACGTACACTCAAGCTCACGACTTTTGAGTCTGTCACGCGCCGTCTTGGTGAAGATTTCAGAGTCGGTGACATCATCTCCGTGCAGCTGACGAATCAAGGAACAGTGGTGAAGCTGCCGGTTGCAGAAGCAAAAATCACATGGGAAAACTACGCCCGTAGTGTTGAGCTAACCCTCGGCGGACTAGAAAAATCAGCCCGTGACGTGCAGCTGGATAGAATGCGCCGCGAACTCTACCAACTCACCACCATCTAAGGAGAACTCATGTCTGAAATCGCTGAAACTAGCTTCCCAAGAGAGAACGCACCGCTCACCGTCGAGGAATGGTCTTCTGTCACCTATGGTCTAGGAACAGGCACCTATGATGAAGGAACCGGCGATTACCGCATCACCTACGATAACGCCTCGGACACGGCAACTATTGCCCCACCTTCTGGAACCGGGTACGCGCACGCTGCGGTCGCCGGGTATTATCATCACCTCTATAAACCGGTGAAGTTACCTATCCCACCGGTGAGCGAAAAAACATCCTATTACATCACGATCACCCACGATCCAGTGAAGGCAGCGACAGAACCGGCTAAGCTCATGGTCTGGAAAGGAAACCTGGACTACACCGGCGGGAAAAAACACTTGATTATGGTGCGTATCGACCGTGAACCGAACCAAGTTCTCACCGCGGCGAAAAAACAGGATTATAAGCCACGAATCGCCCCTAGCCTCGACGTGCAAGACGCAGCGGCGCTACCACCTGCAGAAGGCGAAATCTTCGGCACACAATATTTCGTAAATGATGAACGATCTGTTTACCGAAGCTCCATCGTCAAAGGTCGTGAAGAATGGGCGCGCATCCTGGGAACACGCATGATAAAACCTCTGGATATGCCAGGATGGAAACTTGCTGAAGCATCGCCAAACCAATACGGCTTCGCTTCAACGCCCGTACCAGCAGGATTCAAACTCGATTTCTCAGCGATGTATCAGCGTGCCGCCTTCGATTACACCGTTGGCGGGAACTGGTCGGTCTTAGGAACATTCATCCCGGAAAATTTTCGCACCACACAGTATGCCGAAACAATGTTCCCGGTCGCCTATGATACCGGGCACGGTATTCACACACTGATTGCTCGCGTCTCATTCTTTGATGGAACGCTCTCACTCATTTCTCAAAACGGCAACGTCACCATTTCTAGAAACGGCGCATTGCACATCCCATCCATCAGCTGGGTTGCAAACAAAGTTTACGTAACTGATTGGTAAAAACTGGAGTAAATATTATGGCATCTACCTCTGCTATTACGGGTAAATTTCTCGACGTTGCCGGGAAACCACTCACCGGAAAAATCACCGCAACCTCAACCCGCGATTATATTCTCATCCCTGGAACGAACGTAGAAATCTACGCAGGAAATATAACGCGCTCGCTTGGTTCTCAAGGCGAAATTACTCTCAACCTCATTCCTGGTGAATACACGTTAGAGTTTGATCTCGCCACTGAATCCGGTCAAGAAATCCCCATCAAACCAGTTACGACAGTCGTTGAACGCTCAACCGCTATCGGAACTTTGCTCGGTGCGACCGAACCTGAACCAGCTGACGAACACGATGACGTGGCTGACGAACCAGGCGAAGTAACCGAGATCCCCGAAGATTAGGAGAAAAAATACTATGGCACTGCCTAAAACACGCTATGTCACTCTCACTCAAGACGGGCACCTCGCCGGTGCTGCGCTTAAGCATGTGCGCGAAGAAGCAACCGAAATCGCATCTACCACTGTCAAAGCTGCGCTAGAGGGATACCCGCCCCCGAAAGAGCTGGAGCAGATTCTCGCAAACAAGCTCGGATCTGATGTTTTCCAGGCTTTCATGGTTGGAAACCTGACGACCGGTGAAGGCTATCCGCGAGGCACCATCGAAGCAGAGCGGGTGCGCCGTGAAAACGCGATCGACGCAATAAACAAACGTATCAATGATTTAGCGGCAAAACTCGATAAAATCGCCGCAACCCTCACATCTACAACCACCGATAAGGAGAACTAATGTCTGAACCGGCATACACCAAAGTAACCGGCGCATTCTATGCGCCCCAGAAGATCGAAGGTCGCCCGGTTGCACTGAGCGGAAAGATCACTTTCACTCCCACCGCACCGGTCCTTATTCCCGGCTCTGGTGTACATTCCTCTCAAGCACGCACTGGATGGGTGCGTGAGGGAAAACTCTATGAATCCGCGAATGCGCTACTGGAAGGCGTGAGCCTGCTTGCCCCGGTGCAGGGGGCGACCCCGGAATCCTTCGGTTACCTGGTGCATTTTGATCTGGTAGACGAAGCAGGTGTGCCCGCGCCGCTACCACAGGCAACTATCACGGTATCCGAGACTGAAACCGTATCTCTGACTGATCTAATTGTCACCGCATATGCTGCCATAGAACACCCGGCAGTTACACCTGCCCCGGTGCTGAAGCACCACCATTTGGCCGCCGCTGATAATGGCGATGGCACCGTACGACTCGAATTTCAGGAGGATTAAAGGTAATGGGTAACACTGTAATTCCTGGTGCTGAGCGCCTAGTCGCTCTCAGCGGCGATAACGAATTGACCGGTAAGCCCCGAGAGGCTGTGCAGAATATTGTGGCAACCGCACTTGCCGCGTTGCCTGCACCTGAACGCGGGGAAAAGGGAGAGCCAGGCGACCCTGGCCCCCGCGGCGAACAGGGTGAACCCGGCGTTCCTGGTCGGGACGCAACACCGATTCAGCCTCCCACCGTAAACGCGGGGCAGATGTATACTCTTGACCCTGCTCAACCGGTGCAGGCTGTCTATGTAACCTCGGCTGATGTTCAACATCCCGGAAATGTGGTCTGGGCATCCGGTGAAGCTCCGAAGGCCGTGAATACGCACCTGATTTTCGTCAAGCTTGCAGACACCGACCAGTTCCGCGGCTACGTGGCGGCAGGAGTGAAGTAATCATGAGTGAACTATTACTCATGCTGATTCCTCCTGAACAGCATACGGCGGAACGACCGCCTGCGCCTGCCTGGAATATCGGCATTGACGGCAACGGCTACTATTCTGCTCTGGATGGTGCCTATGAAGGTATCGAAACTGTGGGAGAACTCGCCGCGCTTATCAGCAAAACCGGGGCGACCGTAGGGAATGCGGCGAAACCCGGGCAAACGTGGCAGCAAATGCTCGATGACGCAGCAGACGTGGACGCGCTCATCAAACCAGGAGCAAAAAACATTCTCTTTTTTGGTGAATGGGTGAATACGGCTGCAGAAGCACGTTTTACACATGGGTTACGCCCGGTGCAGCCGATAGTAAACTATGCTCAAGCACGTCTAGCCGCTGGATGGGAGCATGTTGTTTTAGTCGGTCCTATTCCCGGCGGTTCCTCACAGACCATCCCAGGAACTAGCGATCGTGCCACTAAGAGCTGGCTCGGATCGATGGATCGAAGGGAACTGCAACATATCAAATTTGCTGAACGAGACCCCAAGCGACGAAAACAACCCTATGAGTATGTTTCCCTCGCTTCTGCGGCTCCGGAATTCTTCGCATTCAATAGTGAGAGCAATTTTCAATCTAACCCTGCTACCCGCCTGGAGCAGGAACCGCCCTTTATCCATCCGATCGGGAAAGCACGTGAAGCATTTGCTGCGGCTATTGCTGGCAAGCTCACTGAGATTATGCAGAAAGCGGATGTGGCATGAGCATTTTTCAGATTGATACCGCGATCTGGCTAACTTTGATAACCACGATCGGCGGTCTGCTAACTCTTGTGTTCAATACGCGGCAAAAACGGTATGAGATGGATTCTAAATTCTCAGACTCGCGCCTGGATAAAACCGAGGCACGACTCGATAGAGCCGAAGAACGCGAGGAAACCCTCAGAGAACGTATCGGATCGTTAGAAGGGGCACTTGCTCAAGAGGTTGCAAAGAATATTCGCATGACCGCACACGCCGCTGCTTATATTCACAAGTTGCAAGAGCATATTAACGCTCGAAAGCCGCCGCCCCCACCTACACCTTCGACGGGTGTTATGAACATTTTGAATAGCAAACCGGCGGATCACTAAAAATCTTGGGGATCCTGCACTGACCCGGTGCAGGATCCCTTCTACGTGGAAGGAGGGTAAAAAACCTATGGTTCAGGTTACACGCTCGCCACTTTCGACGGCGTTTTTCCCGACCGGTAATCAAACCTATTCGGGTGGGCGTACCCCGATTTGGGTTGTCATTCACACGATGCAGACCGGCGAAAATGAGACTATCGCTGAGAACATCGCGGGAAACTGGTTTACGAATCCGAATGCTCAAGCCTCCGCGCATTACTGTGTGGATACGAATTCTGTGTGCCAGAACGTGGATGAAACTAATTTCGCTTGGGCGGCAATGCCTATCGGCAACTATTACGGCGTGCATATCGAACTTGCGGGTATGGCTGAGCAGACTCCGGAACAGTGGGAAGATGAGGCATCCGTGGCTATTTTGGCGCGGGCTGCTCAACTGACAGCTGATATTTGTCTACGATGGGGAATCCCGGCGCGGGTGCTCTCGGACGCGCAGCTTGGCAATTACGAGGCAGGCATCACCTCGCACGCTGCGATCAGCCGCGTTTTCCGTCAATCCGACCATACCGACCCGGGGGAAGGCTTTCCCTGGAATAAGTTTATGCGTCTCGTGCAGGCCGCCATGACTGGCAAGACGATAGGCGCAATTATTGCAGATTCTATAGGAGATGAAGATATGACAAACGAACAAATCGACTACCTTATCGAGGGACTACGCAAGGCAATTACCGTCCCGATCACCGACCTTCTCACCGGCGGTAAGGAGCACGTGAAACACCCCGGCGAAGTCTGGATTTTCCTTGAGAACATTTCTCGACAGACTCAGGAAATCAAAGACGCTATCACTCCGGGCATTCCTAACGTTAAGTTCCAGGGTCCCCTAGATAAGCGTCTAGAACGCATCGAGCGCAGCCTAGACGAACTCAAGAAGGGAAAGTAAGCCATGAAGTTCACATCCGACCAATGGGCAGCCATCCGCAAAGTTATTTACGGTCTCGTGCCGCTCATCGGAACCGCTCTCGTATCTTTCGGCATTGTCTCCGGCGAGCAGTGGGCACAAATTTCTGCCTCGGTACTCGCGATTCTCGGTGTTGTGCTCGCATTTTTGCACACCTCACCTGCAGATGTCGCTGAGCTTGAAGAGCACCGCGCTAACGCAGAGTTTGTAGAGGACGCGCCCCCGGTTGAACCGCCCGCCGATGAACCGGTCGAGCGCGGCGACCATGCAGACCCTAACGCGGAGGAAGCGCTTCTAGCGATGGCACGAGATAACCGTTAGGATTTCACAATTTTGCCCCTCTCGCCCTGGATAACAGGGGAGAGGGGCACTATTTTTGTGTCAAAAGAGAGGAAGACCCGATACCACCGCGCAAGGGGTATCGGGTCTTCCCGTCCCCGCAACAGCGGGGAGAAGATTCCCAATTCTGGTTAGAAGGAACCGAACAAATGGCTCATCCCCAATAGCGTGGGGAACACTCTCACAAAAAACCAAAAATCGGGTTTTACCCGGATAGTCCGGGAACACGCCTATTACTATATCACGCGACCGGCTCTAACATAACGTTATGCTGTGTGTCATCACACGTGTATCGTAAGTATTCAAGAACTTTTTCTTCTGTATAAGGTAGCGGTTCCGGGTGAAGCGTGAAGAAATAATCCCAGTCAAGATATTTTCTGATGAACTCGCTGGGGTCTTCCTCATCTTGGTATTCATTCCATGTTTCAGCGTCGATAACTTCGACGGAATGAGTGTCGGCGTATGGTTCGATGTTTGCCGGGAGGTCTCCTTGACCGTCGTTCCACCATTGGTAACCGTGAACGGGTTTACCGGTCATGTAGTCGATGGCTGCCTCGGTCATGTGGTCGTTATCGCAATAGCGGTTATATTTTGGGTCTGGGTTGGGAGATTCGGGCCGCCCACGGTGTCCCCAATCCGCTATTTCTTCTAATGTTCCTGTGAACTCAGCCACGACGCGAGAATCGTAGTATGAAAGCGTTTCGATTTTTGCGGTGTATTTCTTAGTCACTTTTCTGTTCCTTGTCCTGTTGTGGGTTATCTCGCCCGTCGATGGGCGGGGTTTTAGCGCTACTCTAGCGGTCTTTGCTAGGGTTTCGGTTCGTTAGCTTGTTTTCCTTCGAACCTTATATATTAAGTGTACCCGATCTCCCTGTATTATTGTAAATCGGTTTCGTAATAGTTTATTGATTTTCTGCTATTTTTTGGTGCGTGGCTTCGGCCCGCTTTTCTGCACTCCTCGGTTCCAGAGATCTAACTCGGGATATTTTGCGGGCGACCATCCTACGGAGGAAAGGGCTTTGCCATCGCCGATAATAATGTCTGGCTCGGGTAAGGGATGCCCGTTCTTTTCGCGGTGGGATATGGTGCCCGGCGTGATTCCGTAGCGTTTGGCAACTCCGCCGCGACTAAGGCCTCGAATAATTTTTACCTCTGACATGGTTTCACTCTCTCTGGTATCCTGGTGGTAACCTTTTCAGGTTGTGTTCCCCGTATTGGCGGGGTTGCCCGTTCCTTTCTTGTTTCCTCGCGATAGCGAGTGTAGGGGCGGGCGTTCTTTTATCCTGTGTGTTCACATTCGCGTTCATACACGAGCAGGAAATCTTCTATGCAGCTTTCGCGAGTTGCCCCGCTTGCAACCGAACCGATAGACAGTTTATGAGCGGTAGCGTAGAGAGAGGCGTAAAATCCGAACCACAGATCAGGTTTTGCCCCGCGCTGGTAGTAAGCTTTTTCGCAGTAGCCGATGATTTCACCGTCGAGGTAGATGTGTGTCATCTTAGGTGAGACGATGCGAATGTCGTAATCGTTTCTCATATTTCTCCTTACACCCGCTCCCGGTTTATTCCGGGGGGGGGGGATTGCTTGAGATTTTTGTTAGATCAGCGCTAGAATTTGCAAGCTCCAGTGACTATAATTTTTCGCATCGAGCAAGTAGCCGATGATTTCGGAAGGTCGAAGATTTTTTATTTCTTCTGCTGGTATGATTCCTTTTTCAGTGAGACGATCCACGACCTGCTGCACATATTCCGGGTGCAGCCCAGTACTGAGGTCATCAGCTGGAGGCCACCAGCTGCTCGTGACCGCACCGGGGAAACCGTCGAGCCCATCCGTGTAGGGGTCATGAATCCATGAAGCAACACCAGTGTGCCCAATGGAGACCCCAGTCTGCTCAGTTAAGAACTCGCACATGGAATTTAGCTTTAGACCGAATTCACAGATAACCCGGTAAATCTCTTCCGAATTTTCTAGATCAGACTTAGCAATGCTGAAGCTGCTATCTTCAGCCTCGTAAAAAACTTCTGAATGCTCTTTACCGATTTTGCTGATAGGGGATAGGGTAAAGTCGAGATCGTAGTAAATTTTTTCTTCGTCTTCATGGGCTTTCACGATCTTGTAGGCAGCGACGAGGTTTGCGTCTGACATAATTTCGTCCTTTCTAGGATGTTTGAATTGTTGGTGCCCGCTCTATGCAGACCGGGCACCATGTGAATAACTTTTATGGTCGTGGTGCTATGTTGTAGATTTGGCGGAGCATCCAGGTTAGGCGCGGCACGGAATATTTTTTTGCACCATTCTTTTACATCGTCCTTGTCGGTTGTGTCTTTCTCCTAGCGGTCTTTGCTAGGGTTTCGGTTCGTTAGCTTGTTTTCCTTTGAACCTTATATATTAAGTATACCGATCTCCCTCTATTATCGTAAATCGGTTTCGTAATATTTCTTTAATTTACCAGTAAAATAAGGCACCCTACCGAATTGGTAGGGTGCCTTAAATCCAACATCTAAATTAGGGCTTTGGTTTCGGGCCTGGTTTGCGCGCATGAGCTTTCATATCTGCATTCCAGGCATCAATAGTTGCCGGGAACCATGCGCCGCGCCCGGTTGGGGTCTTTAAATCATGTTCTGGCAACCGCCCCCGCTTCTTGATGGTCTGAACATGCATTCCTAGATATTTCGCAATATCTAGATGTGTCATGATAATGCATCCTTTTTCAGACATTAGATGCTTTTCTTACTGTCTTGTGCGAGCAAGTATGCAATCACTCCAAACGAGATAGTCAGTGCTAGGCGACCGCTACCGCCATCGGCGGCGTATAAGATCGCACACAGCGCCCCGGTTGCAGCACACATAATATATGCAAGTTTTTTCATGGACTCCTTCTTTCTTATCAGGTAGGATAAGGGGCGGTGCCCCGCTTGGTTTGAAGATACTAGAATTATTTTCAAACTTCGCGGGGCATTCCGCGTATTTCAAGAAATTATTTCGATTTCTTGAAGATTGCCACGATAGCGACAACTAAGGTTGCCCAAACGGCGACCGGTTCCGCATCGCGGAGGAACTGGAGAACATTTCCCATGAACCTTATCCTCTCTATAGTTTTCAAAACCAGCCTGTCACTCTGGTTATCGGTTCCCTTCGAACCAACAATTTAATTATACCAGATAGGTATACTGAATTGCATCTTGAAAACAATAATTCACGAAACATTTCAAGAAGATTTTCGACTTCAGAAGGTCTAGAGGTCTCCAGATTGTTCACACAATC